AGATAAGAGATCGTTCGTACTTCCTTTTCTTGAAAAGATGTCGCAGAGATACCCAAAGCACACGTTCATAGGTATAAAAGATTCACAAGCCGGATGCCCAATGAAGGGTTGGTTTTTACCCGGGGACCCAGAATATAATAAAATAGCGGAAGCTATAAAAATTTTGAAAGGAAAAGTGGTGTGGGGAGGGTTGTTTATACTCGAAGGATTTTTAGAGGCTACAGACACTACTGAAATAGATAAGTTCCAACTGACAGTAGCTCGTATATATGCTGCATATTCTGCTTTGATGGAAAGAAGTGGGCTTCCTTGTTTTATAGCCCGATATGAGAGGAACGGTAGTCCTTCCAGGTACCCAAATAACTTCAAATATTGTAAAAGGATATGTGATAAGATAGACTCTTTACAAGTGTTGTTTCCTCAGATACATGTGTTCCCTGTTAAATACATACCAAAAGAAGATTATTGTGACGACCACCACTACAATGAATCAGGACAAGAAATACTTGCGGAAGACGCTGTTGTAATCTACCAACAAAGCGGATTAGACACTTGGTGTAAAAAATAAAACATTATTTCCGTGACAATACCTCTTTCCATATATTATCATTACAAGCATGAAGGACATAAGCCCCCCGGACCGTTTACCTGACGAGGCAACCCTTAGAGCATATTACGAGTTATGGTGCCAAGGGCACACTGTCTCCGGTATAATGGAGCAACTCGGAATTGAGGAGAAGCAGTACAAGTCGTGGGAGCCTTATTTCTTTTGGGCTTGTCGTAAAGGGAACATGCAGAAAATCTCAGCCGGAGCGACACCTATCCAACTGACCCAGGGCCTCAGAGAGAACTTTCTTGACTTAATACGAAGCGGTATACCTGTTGACAAAGCAGCAAGAGCGATGAACGTCCCGCTTACAACCGTATTGGAGATATGGTTTCACGATCCGATATTTAAGACAGAAGTTGATTTTGCCGTGGAAATGGCTAATGTAGAGATAACCCAGGCTTTGTTCAAAAAGGCAAAGGGGTTCACGAGCCATAGGAAATCTACCACGAAGACGAAGACCACGGGGCGAGTAAGTGACACAGGAACCCCCCTGCCTGATTACGAATCAACCTCTACAACTGAGAGTGAAGAAGAAATATCAGGTAATGTCGAAGCACAAAAGTTCTGGTTGATAAATAAGAGTCCGGAAGGCTGGAACCTCGATGGCAGCGCCCTGAAGTCCAATAACAAAGGAGCAATTCTCTCTGCTATTGACAAGATGACAGAAATGACGGAAGAAGATCAAAAGTTTTTTGAAGTGGTTGGAGCAAAACCATTGCCGGGGGAAGAACTTGAAACTTAATCCAAACCAAAAATATTCTATAAAGGACTCAACTGGACGGCTGAATATTTGGGATGGAAGTGTGCGGTCAGGAAAGACCGTGGCTATTGATTACAGGTTCATAAAGGCGGTGGGAGAAAGTTGGGACGGGTGCCCGGCTGACGCGATTGATGTTATGGTAGGGAAGACGCTTGGGGCATTAAAGAGGAACGTCATCAACCCTATCATTGAGTTGGTTGGTTCAGGGAATGCTTGCTTTTATCCTGGGAAGCAGGAGTTTAAAATATGGGACAAGGTGATTTATACAGTTGGCGCGAATGATGAACGGTCGGAAGGAAAGATACGTGGTTCTACTATTCGTAAAGCTTTGGGGGATGAGCTTACACTTTGGCCTGAGTCCTTTTTCAAAATGCTGGACAGCCGCCTCTCCCTGGAAACTTCCCAATTCTTTGGAAGCACGAACCCCGGACCTCCGCGCCACTACCTTAAAGTGGACTATCTTGACAGAATAGAGGAGTTGGACTTAAAGCGGTATCAGTTTCTATTGACTCATAACTTGGGGTTGATAAAACAGAACCCTCATTATGTTGAGACGATGGAAAAAAACTATACGGGCCTTTGGTATAAACGGTTTATTTTAGGCGAGTGGTGTATGGCGGAAGGTTCTATATATGACTTCTTTGATGAAAAGTTACATACGATCAGTGAAAAAAACTATCCAGAAGCCATCTATCGATCAGTGGGGATTGACTATGGAACAAACAACCCTACTTGCTTTATCCTTTTTGGACACAACCATATGTCCAACCCTCGTGTTTGGGCCGAAGACGAATACTTCCACGACTCGGTTAAAGAAAAAAGGCAAAAGACCGATGAGGAATATGTTGAGGACTTTATTTCCTTTATAGAAGGAAGAAAAAATGTCACAACTGTCTTTATCGACCCGGCAGCGGCCTCTTTTAAGTTAGCCTTGAAGCGGGATTGTATGAAAAGAGGCATTTTTATACGGGTAAAAGATGCAGAAAATGACGTTATAAATGGAATAAGAATACAAGGAACAATGCTTAAAAGTGGGGAATATAAGGTAGGGAAACGGTGTAAAAGAACTATTGCTGATTATTACGGGTATATTTGGGATGCAAAAGCACAAGAACGTGGTCTGGATGAACCTGTAAAGACTAATGGTTCAGATCATACTAAGGATGCAGAAAAATACACCCTTTATACGACATACGGAGAGCATCATATAGACTATGATGCTTTTATGAGGAACTAAATATGGACCCAAATAAGCTTTATACTATAGTTGATGTTAAAAATTGTGCAAGATGTGGACAAAACCATGAAAAAATGTCGTTTCTAAAGTTTACTAAGCCTCCACAAGAGGCCCATTATACTCATTATTGCATTTGTCCACAGACCTTAGAACCAATTCTTATGAGAATTGAGAAATAGTATGGAGAGCTTAGCTTTATTTTTGTGTATTTGGTTGGTTTTAGTAGTTTTTGTTCTTGCTATTTTTTCAAAAGAAGAAGACAGTGATGATGTTCCTCCTGACAAATGGGATGTAGTATGAAACAGATGCTTGAATATGTAAAAAATTTAGAAACGGTTTTTACTGATAAAACAAAGAGAGATTCGTGGGAGAATCTCTTTACAGGTGTTGGCCGGGCTATTTCCGATAAAAGAATATCGACTGTTTTCAATCCTAATCCGGGACTCACCGAAGACGAATGTAACGCTATCTATCGCAATGAAGGTATGGGGCGTAGAATAGTGGAAGTATTAACAGAGGATATGACTCGTAAATGGTTTAAGATTGAAGGTGACACTGATGGGGCTATGGAAAAGGCTTTTGACTTGTTTGATGGACGCACTGCTATAGAGGAAGGTATTCGATGGGGTCTTTTACATGGAGGGTCAGTAGGGGTAGTTGGGCTTTCTGATGGTGGGAACTATGAAGACCCCGTAGATGAAAACGATATTGACGAAGTCACACATATTCATGTTTTCGACCGTTGGAGGGCTGTTTGGGTCACTTCTGATTTATACCAAGACCCCTATAATCCTAAGTTTGCTACCCCTGAGTTCTATACTATTTTCCCCATCAATCCTGCTATGTCCCCCGGAAAGAAACTTTCTGCTGAGTTTACAAAAAGCGGACAAGGGAGAAATAGGGGTTTTTCGTCAGGAGATCAACCGGCCCTTACCAATCTCCGTGGAGCAATGGCCCCGCTTGTAGGCGCTTTTAGAGTGCATGAAAGCCGGGTGCTTCGTTTTGATGGGGTGCTTATCCCTCTTAAAGAACGTATTCGGAATAGGTACTGGAATGATTCCTACCTTCAATCTTGCTATGAGAGAATACGAGGTCTTGGAGAATCTTATGCAGGAATAGAGACGATTATCCAAGAGTTCATTATTGGAACAATGCAAATTGAAGACCTTGCTAATATGGTTGCTACTGGTAAGGAAAATCTCGCTATCAAACGACTTGATATGCTGGACCGAAGCAAGCATATTATGAATACGTTGCTGTTGGACAAAGAGGAAGAATATACCAGACATTCGGCTGCTGTATCGGGTCTTGATGATTTAGTTTCTTCTCTCGTTTTAGGCATCTCAGCAGCGTCAGGAATCCCTGTCACTATTCTTATGGGCCAATCCCCTGCTGGTTTGAATGCCACGGGAGCAAGTGATGTTAGGCGGTACTATGACAAGATTGCCGGTATGCAGATGTCCATGCTTAAAAAGCCGCTTGCCAAGCTCTGTCGGTACGTTATGCTTTCTAAAAAATCAAAATGGAAGGGCAAGATACCGGAGAATTGGGCGATAAAGTTTCCGTCTCTATGGGCACTTGACGAAGTGCAGGAATCTGAGCTTCGTCTTTCGATGGCCCAGGCGGATGCTCTTTATCTGGACAGAAAAGTTCTTAAACCTGTAGAGGTATCCAACTCTCGGTGGGGTGGAGAGTCTTATTCTTTTGACACAAAGCTACAAGATAGAGATGTAAAAGGGGAGCTATCGGACGAGGACAAGGAAGAGATGATCCGGTTAGGAAAGACTGCTCCGGCTCCGGGTGAAAAAAGCCCTGATCTTGATAAGGACAAAGCATCTCGTGGCAAAGAAAAAATAACGTCTAATAGTAAAAAGGCGGTTTAACTTTTAAAGGAGGTTTTCTATGTATCCGTTTATTGCTGGACTTATCGGTAAGTTTTTGCATGTGCATCCGTTGACATCGCAAACAAAAACGTTTGGTGGAGGTGTGGCAGCGGTAGGGGCCTGTATTATAGCTGTTGGGACGATGTTGTATAAAGGGGATCAAAACGTTATTGACTATGCTTATCCGGTTGTGGCTGCTCTTTTGTCTCTTGGGCAGATTTTTCACAGGGACTCTGTGACTAAACTGGCAAACATGCTTCAAGGTTTTTTACCTAAACAGCAGTAACCTTTAAGGAGGTTTATTATGTGGACCTGGATTAAGTCGCTTTTTCAGCCTAAGGCCCTCGTGGCTGATATGGAAAAACTTTTGCAGATCATTGAAAACACACCGACCGGGACTCTTGTCAATATTGTCCAGCAAGCTAATCAGGTGGTCGGAGGGAAGCAGCAAGTCAATGTGAATAGCCTCGCTATTATTTTGACTTTTGTCAAGGCTCTTGCGGAAGTGATCGAGAGCAAAAAATAAATCATTATTTGCTTTACTTAAATGGTGGATAATAAGTATAATGAGGGTGTAAAGAGGAGGAGAGTTTGCCTTTCCGTATAGATAAAATAGCTATAAAAGGCCGGGTAACAAAAACCGATGAGGGCTATCTCATGGGCATAGCCCCGATTACCCGGTCCGGCGTGTTTAAGTATTATGGGCAAGATGGGAAGCTTTATAACGAACTCCGTCATCCTGACGATGTGTTTGCTGTTGATTCCCTTGAGACTCTTAAAATGGTACCTGTTACAAATACTCATCCTTGGTTTGGGAAAGTCAAATCTGATAATGTCAAGCGTGTGCAAATAGGTATGACAGGAGAGAGCATTAAAGTGGATGCCCCTCATGTCATGTCTTCTATAAAGATTACGGATGGAGTTGCTGTAGAAGATATTAGCTCAGGAAGACAACAGGTTTCTGCCGGTTACAAGTGCCAGATTGTAAAGGAGACAGGGGTTTTTGACGGGATAGAATACACGAGTCGTCAAAAGAATATCCGGTATAATCACGTTGCCCTTTGCGATGTGGGAAGGGCTGGACCGGACGTAGGTCTTAATCTCGATTCTCTTGACGAAAACGATGCAGATATAATGGTATGTGATTCATTCGATAATTCACAATTCACAGGGAGTAAGAACATGGGTAAACTCGTTCTCGACTCCTGCGAGTATGAAGCCCCGCAGGAAGTTATTAATGCGTATAAAAAGCTTCATACCGATTCAGAAGGTCTTAAAAGTCAAGTAACAAGTTTGACCAAAGACCAAGACTCTCTTAAAGGGGAGAATGCCGCTTTAAAATCGAAAGTGGATGCTTTCGAGAAAAGAGACATTGGAAAAGAAGTCCAGGATGCTGTTAAAAATCGCCGGGCGCTTGAGACTTCCGCGACTGTTGTTCTTACCAAAGAGGTTGTGGCTAAGTTTGACAGCATGAGTGACGCTGAGATTCGCAAGGCTGTCATTATTGCCAAGATGCCGGACCTTAAACTCGACGGTCAGAGCGATTCGTTTATTGACGGATGCTTTAATACAGTTATTGCTTTGGCAAAGACGGAAAAGAAAGCGGACTCTCTTGCCGGTCAGCGTGGTACAAGTAAAGGTGCGGAGAGTGGAAAAGAACATCGGGAAGATGGAAAGATCAATTCCGCATCCGCACAGGACAAGTATCTTGACGGATTAAAAAATGGTTGGAAGAACAAAAAAGACAGCAAGTAATTTTTAAAAAGGAGATATTAACATGCAGACCTCTTATGGCATCAATATGGGCCGGTATATTGCCGGTCAGTTGGATGACCTTCGTAATTCGGTTATTGAGAGCTACATTGCGGATGTGGCGATGGGCTTTGGCCTGGGAGTAATGACTGGTGCTCTTGTTCCCGGTGGTACTTATGCGGCGGGTTTTATACCCGGTGCGATTGGTGGTGGGTTCCGGCAGGGTAGTGTGAAACTTCCCACTGCTGGTGGGCAGACTTTTGCTGGTTTTACAGTCAATCAGCACACTGAACAGACATATCCGTTTACTGCTTCGAGTGGAGCGTATGCGGCTAACGACATTGTGAACGTATGCCGTAGGGGTTTGGTTGTTGTGACTGTTGCGGCTAATGTTACAGTCGCTATTACGGATACGGTTTACATTGTTTGCTCTGGTGCAACGGCTGGTCAAATCACCAATAGTTCTGGAAGCTCGGCTATTGCTGCAACGTCTTCAGTTTTCAAAGAAACTATGAATACTGCTTCGGCCAGTGCAACGGGTTTGTGCTTGGTCGAAATCAATATGCCATAAAAAGTAAACAATTTTAAAGGAGTTGTGAAAATGAATAAGTTCAAAATTGATGCGGCATATTGGAAAACCGATGATGCCGTATTGTTCGATGAAGAAGCGTTAGAGAGGATTGACGCTGTAGAAAAAAAGCTACAGTTTGTTTTCTCTATGGACTCTGGTGAAGCGGCGTTTTTTGCTCGGCAGTTGGAGTTTGTCAAGGCAAAAACTTACGATGTAAAATATCCTAACCTCCGGGCACAGGAACTCCTTCCTGTTTCCACGGAAGCCGGACCCGGTGCGAATACGATCACCTACCGTCAGTACAACATGGTTGGTCAGATGAAGTTTATTGCTCAGTATGCCAAAGACCTTCCCCGTGTTGACATTTACGGTAAGGAGTTTCATGCTTTCGTAAAGAGCATGGGTTCGTCTTACGGGTACACGATCCAGGAAGTTCGGAACGCTATGTATGCGAACGTCCCCCTGCAACAGCGCAAAGCCAATGCTGCCCGTCTTGCTTATGAGCAAGCAGTAAATCGCAATGCTTGGTTTGCCGATGGTTCATCTACTTATGCCGGTTGCGTGGGTTTGTTTTACAACAGCAACATTACCACGATGGTTGCTCCTACGGGTTTGTGGTGTGATAGCACTGGTGCTTCCCTTGGAAAAACCCCGGATCAGATTATAGCAGATGTCAATACTGCTATAAACTATGTCCCTCAGTTGACAAAGATGGTTGAGCAAGTGAACACTGTTCTTATGCCTTCTATTCATTTGTCCTATATTAAGACTACCATGAGGTCAACGATCTCCGATGCCACGATCTATGAAGTTTTGGTACGGAATCATCCCGGTGTGTCTTTTGAGGCATTGAACGAGGCGTTTGCGGTTCCTGCTTCTACGGCTACGGGTATGTCGTGGAGTTCAACGAATCCGAATATTCTTATCGCTTATGATAAGAACCCGGATAAGTTGACCCTTGAGGTTCCTCAGCCGTTTGAACAGTTTCCTGTTCAAGAAGTTGGGTTGGAGTACGAAATTCCATGTCATGCGAGGTATGCCGGAGTTATCACATACTACCCCCTGTCGATTTTGTTGATGTACGGTATATAACCATTGAGAGGCCATGTAAAAGTGGCCTTATCTTAACAAGGAGTAACAAATGAAACTGGTCTTTTCTTTTTTAGCACTTGCAGTGATGGCTGTTTGGCTGATGGCCGCTGCTCCTACTGACGTTACTGTTGATGCCAACCCTGTGTTGAATGGGAGTTGGTGTGAGGCCCTTACCCCTTCTCAGACGACGCTTACCGGTATCGGGGACACTTCTACTCTTGCTTATCAGTGGAGACCTTCGTATACTGGAAGTGATGTCATCCTTATGAGGACACGATGGAGAAATCCATCCGTCGATTCTACTGCTTACATTATATTTGTTGACTGTTTGGACAAGAACAAAGCTTTGATGTACACTTATGCGGCAGATACTTCCATTGATACTTTAGGCAAACCTGTAAAACTTCCTCTTGGATCAACCCTTGTGGGTAGTTATTATAACATTAAGATAGTGTCTGCTACCCCATCGACGGCTGCAAGGAAACATACGTTGGGGACAGACTCTCTTGCTGCTTATTGGTGGTTGTATTATCCGAATAAGATAATTCGTACAAGTGGGGGCAAATAAATCTTTGCCAGGAGTCGCTCCAAGCATTGGAGCGTGGATTGAAACAAACGTACAAGTGGCAGTAAATAATTTTTAAGGAGGTCTTTTTATGGAAGTAAAAAAAGCAGAAGTCAAAAAAGAAGAGGTTGTAGGGACTCCTCTTCGTATTTTTCGCAGGAGAGACAATATTAATGTCATTGCTGGTGTGACGATGTATCCTGGGGTAACAGTGGTTCCGGCGAGTAAGCGTGAGGCTCTTTTAAGCAACAGATATTTCCAGATAGAGGTGGAGGCTGGAAATGTTGAGGTGTTAAAAGACATACCTATGCTAAAACCAGAAGACTCACAGATTTCCCAACCGGAAAAGCCTCTTACCGGGGATATGGATACGGACCAAGTGAATGCTATTCTTTCTACTCCTATGTTGGAGGCAGTACAGGCTATTAAGGGAGACCCAAAGAAAAACATTCCTGGGGTACTTAATATCCCTGTATTGAAAAAAGTGGCCGCACAAGATATTCGTCCTGCCGTTGTAGTTGCTGCGGAGCAACAGGTGGATATGCTGTCAAAACCGGATAGTGAGAAAGAATAATGGCTGCTGTTGATATTATTGCTGTTCGAGCGCCAGAGTATTCAACATACCCTGGCCTCAACAGTTTTATAGCCATAGCGAACTCTCAGACCGGAGCATTTGATTCTACTCCCTTAGATGCCACAGGGACCCTTGGAACAACCAGAGACATGGCCGTAGCCCTTAGGGCTTTGCATCTGATGTGCCGGAGCAAATACCGGGATGGTGGTTTTTCCGGTGGTCAAATATCGTTTGAGCGTGAAGGGGAGTTGGACAAGAAATTTACGGTCGATCCAGCCCTTATCAAGAAATATCCCGACCTTGTAACGACAATATGGGGGCTTGAGTTGGTTGAAATGATTAAGTCTTGTTTTGGGTTTGTTGGAATGACTCGACAAATATCCCCCGATGCAAGTATTTGTCTCAACAACACTACCACAACTACCCAAGTAACGGTAATACAAGTGGATGAGACACAATACACTCCGATAGTAACCTTTACTGAAAATAGTGGATTAGTGACTCTTGATTCTACTCAATATAAGGCTTTAATCTGGGTTCCGCCAAATGACAATGACAATTTGTTTGTGACAATATCACCCGTGAGTGAAGGACTGACAATTTTAGTAAAGAATCTTGCAGAACACAGCAGAATCATTATTGGTGATGGTTCCTTACTTCCTGGGAGCATTAAACTTGCGGCTTATATGAACGGAAGATGGGATTTTTTAAGTTAACAATATGAAAATGACAATCACAACAACTTATAGAGATACAGACTTGGGGTTGCACGACATTATTGTAAACTCAAAAGAGTTTTCTAAGGACTATTTAAAGGTTGGGTATCCAGAAGGGGGAAAAGTAGCTCCTCCATCCCAAGAAGGAAGTCAACACGAACCTTTTACGGAAATGCACGAAATTGCCTCTGTAGCGTGTGTTCACGAGTATGGTTCCAAATCACATAATGTCCCTGCTCGTCCCACACTTGCCCCGGCAATAGATCTTAATAAGGACGAAATATCTAACAAGATCAAAGAGGTAGATGGGAAAATTATTGATGGTTCTTTGAAGATACAAGATGCTTGGAAGATGCTTGGTGAGATGATAGTCAGTATGATAAAGCAACAAATCCTTACCAAGTTTGAACCTGAGTTGAAACCAAAAACAAAAGCTCGTAAGGGGTTCGATAAACCTCTTATGGATAGGCTTCAAATGCTTAATACTGTTCAGTATAAGGTTGTGAAAAAATGAGCAGTTCTTTTAGGAAAAATAGGGTTGTAAAGAGATATGCTTCGAGTGGAGAATATGTCAATGGAAACTTTATTCCGATTGGAAGCCCAACAACTTTTCTTATTATGGCAAGCCAGCAACCTTTGACAGGCAGAGAGCTTGAGGCCCTTCCAGAAGGAAGAAGGAACAGTGACTCATATAATCTTTTTACAGACTATCCTTTAGTTACTGCGGAAGTGTCAAAAGTAAACAACCCGGACATAGTGATGATAAACAATGAGGAATTTGAGGTTATAAAAGTTGAGTCATGGCAGAATGACGTTATTAATCATTACAAAGCGACCGTGGTAAAAAGAGATCAGTAATGCAGCCAATATACCCTGAAATTATTCGTCGTGGTTTTATTGCTTGGGCGCAGAAGTACGGGGGTATTTTAGCCATTAACAGACACCAGGATGCACCAGAGCCAAAACGCCCATATATTGACATACACAACGACTCTACCGAAAGGGAAATGGATGACCTTGAATCTTTACCAGATGACACTGGAACTCGTTATATACGGGGGACGCACGGGTTCAAACTATCAATTCGTTATTTCGGTAGTGTCGATGCCACTGGTTCACTCGATAAATTAGTCTCAACCTTTCGTCGTAGTGATGTAAGAAGTTTTTTAAGAAACTATTACATTATAGTAATATCTGTAGGGGTAGTGCAAGATACGACCTTTCTTGAACAGATGCACAATGTTGAAAGAGCGGATGTTGAATTACGATGCAGGACCTCTATAAACGTCCCTTATGGTGGAGACGGTGATTCAGACAACTCTATTATAGAATCGGTAGGAGTTGTCGGTACGTTTGAGCCAATAGACGAAACAGTTGCAATAGCAATACCTTAAACAAGGAGATATAAGATGTCACTCAATGATTTAGTAAATGTAAGCATTACGAGGGAAACTGCCGTTATTGGGATCGACTCCTTGCAAATACCGGCAATTCTTAGTAGTGAGTGTAGCTTTGCTGATCGGGTCCGTTCTTATGGGACTGATCTTTCTGCTCTTGCTGCGGATATGGTTGGAGGAGCGAGTTCGAGGACATACCAGATTGCAAATATTCTTCTCAGTCAGGAAAAATCACCAAGCAGTTTTAAAATTTTAAATCAATTCGGGAAACGGTATTTTGGTATTCAAGGAACCCTCCATACAAGCGACATCATTTACGTTACGGTGAATGGTGTCAAATATAGTGCTACATACGATGGGGCAGTAAATACTACTCAAGCTGCCACGGTTACGGCTTTGTTTGCCGCTGTTGCTGCCGGGACCACGGGATTGACCTGCACTGCCATCGGGGCCGGAATCATGTCCCTGTATGCCACTTCCGGTGCAATGGGAATAACTCTTGGTGCTTTCGGAACCACTATCTATGGAAGCAATGCCACGACTTTTACTTGCTTCCCTATTAACCCATTTATTCTTAATGTGGGTGGGACTTCGACATATACTGCCGGAGCAACTGTTGGGACTCTCGACACGGTAGCTTTTTCGGTTGCCTATTCCAGCACCAAGGACGGAACTCTTAGTGCAGTTATTTCAGCGTTGACCGCTCTTGATGCAAATATCGTTGGTCAGCTTACCTCAGATATACTGTACCTTTTCGGTCTTGACGGTTCCCTCCCCGCTGTGACTTTTGACTTTACAGGTTGCACCGGGACGATCAATGCCATTGGGACAAGCACCTATCCTATTAATACTGGAATGGGTACGGAGACTGTAAACTCAACTTTGTTTGGAAAATTGCTTGTTGCTGATCCGGTATGGTATGGATTGCTTTGGGATGGTAATGGTCAATTGACAGACTACACTACCTATATTGCTACTCAGGCTTTGATTGCTGCCTGGGCGGAAACCAATAAAAAATGGTTTGCCACTCGGTCAAAAGACCTTAACATAGCGAACGAATCAGTAACTTCCGATACCACGTCTATTGCAGCTTTAGCAAGGACGAACAGCTACACCAGAACTTCCGTGTGGTTTCATTCAAATGCAGATGTCAATTATATTGATGCGGCTGTCATGGGCACCATCTTACCACGTACCCCTGGCTCATACACAGTTAAGTTTAAGACTCTTACCGGAGTTGCAATTAATAGTCTAACTCCGAACCAGATAACGAACATTGAAGCCAAAAATGCTAATGACTATATTTCAATTGTGAATATTGGGATGACAGAGCAAGGCACAATGGCCCTTCCCGAATGGATAGATACCATTATAGGGATTGACTGGATCACAATGAACATCCAAACCAATGTATTTTCTTCTTTGAAGAATGTTCCTAAAGTACCTTATGATGACACAGGGATAATTACCGTTTGTAATGGAATAGCTTCCGCTCTCGATGCAGCTATTTCTTCTGGTCTACTTACAAAGTTACAAAGAGACATAAATGGTAAAATTATTGGTGGGTACGTTATTACTCCTCCTGTAGCAAGCAGCATTTCAGCGAATACCAAGAACTCTCGGAATTTGCCTGGTATACCTTTTACGGCTTACTTGGCAGGTGCAATACACAGTGTTGTCATTAACGGCATTGTCACGGTGTAAATAAAAAATTCGTTAATAAAAGGAGTTAAATTATGGAAGGACAGCTTACAACCTTTGATCCAAAAAACCTCATAGTGGTTTTTGGGGCAAGACCTTTGACTTCCTTTGCGGAAGGTACTTTCTTAACCATATCTCGTAATGATGATATGTTCAAAGAGTATATTGGTTCCAGTGGGGAACAGGCTCGGTCGAAGTCTAATAACAGAAGTGCATTGGTAAAATTAACTCTTATTCAGACCAGTGATGATAACGATTATCTGTCTTCTGTTGCTATTATGGACGAAGTAAGTAATAATGGAATACTTCCTTTGATGATCCATGACCTTCTTGGAAGCTCCACTTACTTTTCAAAATGGGCATATTCAAAACGTATTGCAGATGCTTCTTATAGTAAAGAGATTCAAGGACGTGAATGGAATATCTTTTGTGCTTCTATGAATATGTACGATGGTGGTAATGTGCCCAACCTGTAATCTTAAAGTCTGATGGAGGTCTCCATGCAGAAAGAGTTTTTTAAGGAAATAGAGGGTGTGAAATATCGCACCCTCTTGTTCCCCTGGTCGTCAGGGATGAATGTAAAGTCTCGTTTGGTTAAGTTTCTTGGTCCTGCAATTGATACCATAACCACCACTGGAAAAGATGGTGGTTTTCATCTTGATGCCTCAAAGTTCACTGACCGATTGAGTGGGCAAGATGTTTCTTCTCTTATTGTAGAAGTCCTTCAATACACATATTCAGAAAAAGAGAGAGTGTCAAAAGAGTATTTGGACAATACTTTTTCTGGTGATTATTTGAACGTATACAAACTTGTTTTATGGGTGGTAGAAGTAAACGGTTTTTTCGGGAAAGGCGATATTTTAGGAATCCTGAAAAAAGCGGTGACAGTGGTTCCTGGGATGTCGCCTGTAAGCACCTCGATGCAGGACTCCTTGACGAACTCCCTAAATGGATCGTCTGGAACTCAGGGAAAGTAAGTTTAAAAGAGATTGAAAACGAATGGACAATGGATGATGTGTTTAGTGCTTTAGCAATACTTGAAATGATGGCTTACGTAGAGAAAAAAGAAATAGATAAGAGAGGAAAATAATCCATGATTACAGAAACAGTG